ATGAACCCTCTTTGCTGGGTGAGGTGAACGACTCCCGCTGTGGGGAGGAGACGGCTCTGGACTTCGTCATCAAGGAGATGAATTCCGGTGTCACCGCCATTGGCGAGTTTGACGATAAAGACCTCCGGCATGTTGTTGAAGAGTTCTGGTCCGGTGTTGACATTCGCCACGCTCGTCGAGTCTTAACGCTTGATGAGGTCCTTAACATACCGACGGATCACCCAGGTCTTTCCCCTATAGCGCTTAAGCCTTCAGCTGGATTCCCTTACGCACAGGAGTCCTCCCAACCTGGTAAAGCGGCTTACATTGACGGTGTCGCTCAACCACATGTTTTGAGGGACACAGTTTTGTTGGACGACTTGCGAGAAGATGAGCGTTTGTTGTCTAACGGAGAGACACCAGTGTTCATCTTTTCTGCTGCTCTTAAGAGTGAGCTCCGTTCTAAGACTAAGATTCTGGCCAAGAAAACCCGCGTAATCATGGGTGCTCCTCTCAACCACACTCTTTTGATGCGCCGTTACTTTGGCTCTTTTATTTCTTGGTCACAGTCGACGTATTCTGACAACTTCAATGCCATTGGGATGGACCCTTATTCACGTGACTGGGATCACATGATACGGTACTTGGCTGAGGTTGGGGAGAGTGGTTTCGACGGTGACTATCAGAAATTTGAACGTTGTCTGACCACGCAACTTGGTGCGGCAGTCGTGGATATTATTGATTCTTGGTATGGGGAGGCGTCGACAATTCGTAGGGCCCTTTTCTTACCCGTGTTGCGGACTTACATTCGCGTCGGCAACACCTTGGTCATGAGCCCCTGGGGGAATCCCTCTGGCGTGGCCATGACTACTATAATCAACAACCTTGTCAATCGTCTTCTACTTTCGTTGGCCTTTCTTCATCTCGGGCGTGCATTTGGTGCGTCTTTGAGTTATATGGCGCGCCATGTGCGTCTTAAGGTAATGGGCGACGACCACCTCGTGACTTGTTCATCTAGTGTCCCATGGTTCAATTTTGCTTCCGTTCAAGCTTTCTTCTCTGAAAAAGGTATTGTTTACACACCGGCGGACAAGGATGCCCCACCTTACACCTATCGATCACTTTACGAGTTGGAGTTTCTTAAGCTCACGACAGTCCGGCGGTCAGATGTCCCGGGAGTGAGTTTCTTTGGGGCGCCTTCACGGGCCAATTCTCTTAAGTGCCTCAAGTACGTTTCTAAAGTGTTGCCCCCTAGTGAGGCGCTAGTCCAGAATATGGACGATGTACTAAGGCGAAATTTCGGCTGGGGGCAAGCCTACTACAATTCTTTTCGTTCAGAGCTGTTTCTAGCCTTGGGACGCGTGGGTATTCGGTGTTCCCTGATAGACTTTCGGGCTTGTCTCTGGCTTTACCAGACTGGTGACCTCGTCACGGAGGATCCGGAAGAGTTCAGTTTTGACACTGGCGAGCGCACCCGATTCTGGTCAGCACCGTGTGTCTCTCAAATGCTTCGCACTCGAGTGGTTAATGATGGTGAACTAGAGAGTGATCAAGCCCAAGCGGGCGGCTCTGACCGTCTGAGTGTTGTTGAGCTGGGACCGACCTCGCCTAACGGGGTCCCCAGTGGACCGCCACGGGGCGTCGTGTGGATTGAAGACCTCATGACGCGTTATTGGCAATTTGCCTACCTTGAGTCCGAGTCTGTCGAGATCCCTTTTTCGGCACTTGTGTCACAAGCCTCACCTTTGCTTCCACGAGCGGGCGGCTTGTCCAACTGGTACGGCTGCCTCTTCGCTGGCTATGCTGGGGGCATGCGAGTTAAACTCGTTGGGAGCGATGGCGCCATTGTTGGAGCAGTCTTCGGTGGTTTGATCTCTCCTCTTGATTTGCTCTCTTCTGAGATCAGTGGAGGTAGTTATGCGGCTATGCCTCGTGGCTACAAGGGTGTGCAACTTCCCATGGCTGAGTTCATATTGAGTCATCGCTCAATCCATCAGTTTTGTTGGAAGCCTGAGGTTGCTGAGAACCCACTCGACACCTTCTACAACCTTGGCACCGCTGGTGTTGAGTGTTTTGGGGAAGGCCACTCTTTGAATGTTCTTATTGCCCCTGACCGGGACTTTCGAGTTGGACTTTTCCAAAGAGTTCCGCTCATTCACACACCGGCCACCCTCGAGGCCAACATGGACCGTGGGGTCAAGTTTCAAGAAGATGTTGTAGGGATGGGCAGACTACACCGACGTGAACCGCGTCAGGATGCCACCCACGAGAGCTCTTGGAGCGTCGCGCAGATAGTTGCTCGCGATCAATATATGACCAATTTCAC